TTCTGGTGTTAATTTACATAAATCTTGGTCGGTGAAACCATCACACACTACTTTGTTTCCAGAAACTTCTATGTGTCCAGATTTTTTAAATTCTGGAAAGTCCGTGAAGTCTTTGAGATATAGAACAATGTTTGTTCTAGTATCCCGACTAACTTCAAGCCATTTAAATCGGTTAATCATAGTTTTTAGCGTTATTATTTATTAGTTATCTTGTTGGTCCGACACTTTGCATATTAGGCATAGCTGGTCCACTAGTAATCCCTGCTTTATCCTGAGTTCCTTCTATTGGTTGACCGGCTTGTGGATTCATCGGTGGCAAGTTTGGATCTTGAATTTGCTCTTCTTTAAAATATTTATTAACATCTTTTGCTGATTTTGGATATAGTTTAAACAAGAAATCCTTAAACACTTGCTCCATATCGACGTTAACACCAAGCTTTGGAGCCTGAATGGCTCTATCAAACAGTTCTAATCCGTAAGCACGTTCTAAGTCGTCAGACATTGGAGCCAAAATATCAGGAGAAATAGCGACTTGATATTTTAATTCACGGAATAATTTAGGATTTACTACACAGATTGTATTTTTGCTATCCTTACCACCTTGATTTTCTAAGACATCATAAGAAGCACTTAATTCTTCTTTATCTGTCAAGGCTTTAGATGGGGCGTTAAAGTCAAACTTGATACTCTTATTAACTTTACCGCTATCAGTTTGTTTATCGTGAACAATAATCGTCTTGTAAATCAATTCTCCGTCATCAATTATTTTATTAACTTCTGGAATAGTAATGTATTGACAAATATCAGATTTTATGAGATTACCATATTGTTTTACATAATCACCAATCATAGTGATAAATAATCCAATAAGAGTTTGCTTTTCCTGGTCAACTTTAGAAATCTGAAAGGCGGTAGCACGAGAACCAACATTTAATGGAGCCTCAGTGGATTGATTAATTGAATCTTCAACCCTAGATAACGTGTCCATACCCTGCCTGATGTCCTGAGCGACTCGTAGCGGAGTAACAGATGATTCAGGGTTAATTAGTGTGGTTGTAGCTCCAGGAATCATGACATCCGATCCTATTGCCTCTTCTCCACTAACGATTAATGGGTTAAAGATGTTTAAGAAAGTACCATCAATAATCATTGGATAAAGAGTATTGATAATATCCGCATCTGGTTGCATTTTAAACGCCAAAGACTTACCGTAAAAAGCTCTACCTTCGTCAAATGGTTCATAAAAGAACTTCACGAAAGGATAGTTTTTGTCAACACGCGGATTTGGTTCGTCTGGGTCAGTCATTAAGATTCCATTACACATTGGAATCTGTAAATCTAATGATTTAGAGTAAAAAATAACTTCTTCACATAAAGAACCACGAAGATTTGAGTCATATACCTCGTAAAATGAAGTATTAGCATCATTATAGATAACCTGTAACCCAGGCTTAACACAATCGAAATTTTTAGACTTACCATATTTAGCCTTCATCATGGCATAAGTTTGAACACGTCTCCAAATTAAAAATGGTTGCTTTTGAATATCTTCAATATAAAAATCACCAATAAAAAGTTCGTCAACTGGAACTGGAGTAAGTTGAAATCCACTATTAGTTTCATCACAAATTTCTTTAGTCTGCCATTTACCATTAACTTTCTCAGTCTTAATCGTGCGATATGCCTCAGCATATTCTACATGCATAATTGAAGCTGGGTTAACACAAGCATTAATCACCGCGAATAAGCTCATCTTATCGTAGTTATTTTGTTCAGATGCCCATTCAATAAGGTCACGCATAACCATGGCAGATTTTTCTTGTTCTTCTGATTGTTCATTATAGGCAAAAACCTTAGGAAAAATTAATTTAGCGGTAGCATGAGCCGCAATACTAATAACCTTATTACGAACCACTGGTCTCATGGCGTTAGACTTCCAAGACTGTGATGGATCACCCATATTAGGTTGACCATTGTTAGGCTGATAAATATTAAAAGCCATTTGGTCGTACATCATACGAGTTAACGTTGACATATCATTATATTCACGTCTTGGTTTTCTCATTGTAACATCAGCCCAAGTAAAGGAGTTAATAATCATGGCACGAACGTCTCGTTCCTCCTCATCTGGTTGATAGATTGAAGGCATCGCTTTCTCACCGGCCTCATTCTGTAAGAACAAGTCAGTGCCATTTTTCTTGCCCCAATTTTGCTCCATTACATTAATTATCATAAATCATTATTTATTGTGAAAAAAGTTCGTCTTACTATTCCTTTAGGAATAAATTGTGTAGTTGCGCGCCCCTTATAAGCAGAACCAGCCGATAAATCTAAGTGGTAAGCCAAAGAATCAATCAAATCATCGTGGCCACCTTTAGGAAACTTAATTAACTCATCGACTAAATCCGTCTGATCTCTTAATAAGAAGATAGAACTAGACTCAAAGCGTGGAATTAAACCCTCAATTCTCTTATTTTTACCAACTCCTAAATCTTTTAACTCCTCACACTTAAAAAATATACTACGCTTTCTCATCTCATCGTCAAGTGCCGGCTTAATCGTATATTTATACGCTTTTTGCTCGATACCGAACATATCCGGTGAGAAAAATATCTTTAAATCAAATATTTTTTCAATTAAGGCCTTCTCATCCCCCTTAAACCTCTGCGCCAATCTGACATACCACTTATTCTCTTTATCGACAGATACGACAACAATCGCAGTAAAATCGGCAGTTTTTTCAAGAGAATATGCTCTATCAATTGCCACATATGTTCGTAAATCCTTCTGTAATAAATCTTTTTCGTCATAGAAACGAATTTTTTCTAATTTAAACTTCTGAAATTCATCACTAATTGGTTCGTTTTGATATTCCTGATAAAAAAGAAACGCATGACCTTGAGAAATATACTCCGCTTTAATCTTTAAAAGTTCGTCCATCGACAAATGTTCTGGCCATAGTGCTCCCCAATCATTAATAGCCCGATAGGTGCTCTTGTTCCATCCGATATACTTATCAGGAGTCAGTAATTTAGCTAGTAATGAATCAAAGTGTAGAATAGTTCCAATAACGATAGCACGGCCCCCCTTAGCCATTGCAGGAAGCAACGCAGCGGTAAACCATCTCTCAAACTTCTCACGTCTTTCCTTATTATCCACAGCCTCTTCATTTTCAAGATCATCGCAGATAATTAGGTCCGGGCGCGATTCACGAAATTTCAAACCACGAACCTTCATACCGCCACCTAAAGCTTTAACTAAGATTCCATTAGTAATAATTTCCCCTTCTGACCATTTATCAGAGGTTAATTTACCGTAGAAATTAATTAATTTTTCATTTGTTTCAAACTCACCTTTAATAGCGTTAAGAAACAAAGTTGCCTGGGAGTAAGTATCGGAGATTAAAAGAACAAATTTTGCTTTATTATTACACAATACCCATGCTAAATATATTAAATCGGTTATTGTTGATTTGGCGTGCCCACGAGGAGCACCGATTACTATTTTATCTAATTTAGGATTCTCATATAAATCGAAGATTGCACGGTGAAATTTGGGAGTGGCATTACTCATGTAATGCGGAAAGAAATATCTACCAAACTCCTCAATATCATTTTGAAATGCTTTCTTCAATACATCCTTCTTCTGTTGTTCGTTTAGCTGAGCGTTTTGCAGCATATCGTTCTAATATATTATCAAATTCCTTATCATCAATCTTAACGGCCACAGTTTCAATCGCGCCACCCTTTTTACCAGTAAGTTCGTTGCGTTGGGAATAATCCTTTTTACCAAGAGTAGAGGCAATATATTTAGCAGTATCTTGAATAATCTTCACCATAGCTGGATCATCTACTAAAACTTCTTCACCTTTAACTATTTTAATTGTAGTTCTTGGCAATGTTAGCATATCCTCTAATGTCTTCTCCGCCACTTCTAATAATCTATCCTTCATTGTTCCGCGTTTGAACCATTTATACTGTGTGACCGCATTTGCCTGCTCTTCAGGAAACCCTGCAGAAATAGCCGACTGTTTCGCGTTCATAAGTGTCGGACTAGTTGGATCGAGATACAAACGCCAAAAAGCCATCTTTTGTCTGGCTTCAACGCCGGCAATATGGAGAATGTCTCTTTCTCTCATTTGCTCGACAGTCATTATTTCACCTTCAACTTCTTCCTTAGTATCCATTGTAGATTATTTATTGTAAGGACTTGTTAACATATCCTTAATAGGTTCAACTCCACCTGGTTCATCCTTCTCTTCTGGATTAACCATAACTTGAGCTAATTTATCAGCCATTGCTTTACCTTTTAAATTTGATGTTGCGACCTCCATCGCCTCTTGCCTAATTTGACTTCCTGGCATATTTGTGTTGTTTATTATTAAATAAGAATTAAAATTTTTGGTGGGAGGGGTTTTTTGTTAGGCATATTATTTTTTCTTTCGTGTATAAGGAATAGGTTCACCGCGATGTTTAGCAAGTTTATTTTGTAAAGCTCCAATCGCTGCCCCTTTTCCTTTAGAAGCTTCGATTTTTTTAAAATTACCAGTAGTGCCAGATTGACCTAAAGCCTTGACAATACCTTTTCCTTGTGGTTTTGTCTTCATCATATTATTTTTTTTTACGCAAAACGCCAGACTTTACATGTTCTGGCAATTTTTTGATTGATTTAGTTTTACCTGCAAATTCCTTCGCTAATTCTGGTTTGTTTGCAAATAAATATTTAGCTTGAGCTTTAGATTTGAACATTGCGTGGGGTTTATGTTAAATCTTAGTTAAATTCTTCTGTCCAGCCCATATAATTTTTGTGCACTTTGGATTGTGAAATCTCCCGTGAAGCTGGACATCCTCTTTTGTGTTCTCGGGATCACCGAATAAGACATAAATAGAGTTAATACGGGCAGACAGAAAAACTTGACTTAACTGATTATATTATATCATATAAAAAAGTGTTTGTCAATAGGTGTGGATAACTATTTGACAAATTTAGTGTTTTATAGTGAAAAAGTCAATCTCAAAAAAATATACGCGTAATTATTTACTGCTATAAACGGTTTTCACGCCAATAAAAATGGGGTGGGTACTGGTACAATGTTTTGTCCAAAGTGTCAATGGTATAGACTAAAATAACACTAGACATGCTAATACTAGCATAATAATTCAATATATTGTGTTGATCGTATAGGGTGGGGGTTATTCTCTATAACCCTTGCTGACTATATAATGTATTAAAGTTCTTGATACATTAAACACTTCACAAAGCTGTGACTTATTATAACCGCTTTTATTTAGTGTTTTAATCCATTCTATCTGTTTATTGCTTAATATAGCATTTTTATTGTCTTCACCGCGTTTGTATAGTTGTAACCCAGTATTAATAGCATGATGTTTATTATCACTAGGAGTGATCCATTCTAAATTGCTAAGTTTATTATTTGTTTTATCTCCGTCTATATGATTAACCCATATCTTTAAAGGGTTATCATTAACCAAAAAAGCCGCCGCCACAAGCCTATGAACACTAAAAGGCTTATTGATACCGTTTTTAGCAAGACTTGTATAAGTGTAGCCATTTGTGTTCTTATGCGTTGATAGTATTTTGGCACGTTTTAAGCTAAAAACTTGACCAATACTATTAATACGATACATTCCACGATAACCGTCAACTATTCTTGACGGAAATTTGTTAAATTCTGACATCATAATGTTAAAATTAGTTTATTACTATCTTATTATATCATTGTCAATAAACTATGTCAAGTATTTACTTACACTAAGTTTATAATCAAGTATTTTATCTAATATTAAAACAGATTTTAACTTTTCTATAAGTAGGTATAACTATTATTACATTCACTAATTACATAATATTAACTATTTGACATATTTTGATAAAATAGACGATCAAAGCCGCGTACAAGGTAGCTTTTTAATAGTTATCCACATCTTGACATCCTGCTTAAATCCTGCTTATGTGCTGCTTAATGAGTTTTTACCCCCGTCTTTATTGCCCCGCAATAAGCAGGAGCGAAAAATTAAGCAAATAAGCATTTTAAAGAGTTTTATATAGTTTACTATTGACTTATTTACTGTTTTGTATTGTATATTATACAATTTAAATTAAAGAAAATGCTTATTATGCTTATTTGCTTAATATAAACCAATGGTAATAGGGTGTTAGCAGCACATAAGCAGCACATAAGCAGAAAAAAGTTATCCACAGTTTACTATTTACATACTTAAATATATTTGATATAATATAATAGTAATAAATTAAACAATACTTTTAGCCATATATTTATTATCAATTAATTGATCATAATATTAAACCTAAAAGAACAACAAAAAATATGACATCATCACTAATGACTTTCAAGGAACGCCAACAACAAGCAAGACAATCTAAACCAATCGCCCCAGCCTTTGCTTACATCATGACCTTTGTAATTATTGTAGGCTTATCTATCTGGTCAGCATCTTTAATTTAATCTATTAACTAATATAATAATTTTATGAACTACAAAGAACTAATAAACGCTAATAAAGAAAAATTTAACAACGAAGACACACTAATTAACTTCTTGGACAATTACACTGATAAAGACGAAAGCGACACCAAAGACCAAGAAGACAATATTGCTGAGTATGTAGACGGCTTAGTGCCTATCTATTATTATGATATTGTTAAAGAGTGGCAAGAGAACAGCGAAGCAAGAGAAATGACAGTAGAAGCGTTAGGAAGTTATGACGGCATGACAGATATTTATAAAATGATGTCAAGTGACTTATATTTTTATTATGAGCAACAACTTAGAGAAGATTATGACGCTTTAATAGATTTATTAGATGATCAAGAAGAAGAAGTTAATCAAGAAGAAGAAACTAAATAATAATTATATGAACCCATACGACCGCCAACAACTAGAACAACACCGCGAACACTTAGCCGACAATATAAAACGACAAACTGCCTTTATAGAGTGGTTAAGATCACAACACGATAAAGACGACACCGCCACACTAACAAGAGCCGAAGCAACACTAATAATGTTTAGCCAAGAATTGACCGACTTTAATCTTAAAAACCCTATTAACTAATAATCATATTACTAAACAACAATCCAAACAAATAGCGGAGCAGTTAGCTATAGAAACGAATCAAAGATTAAATATTGTTGATGTTGCTGACTCTTTAGACGGAGATCAGACAGAATATATAGCAAAGCAATATCTAAAAGAACTAAACAGATTGAACGGTAATATTTAAGCTTCCCCCCTTTTATTGCCAATATACTAAAAATATGTTGGCAAACTAAAGGCTACAAGCCCCGCTATGCGATTTAAACCGCCTAGCCTTACAAACACTGGCGTAATTTAACAACTTAAAACTATATGACTAAACAAGAATTAATCAAAGAGCTTGAAGCCTTTGACTGTAAGCCCGTAAAAATAAAGTTTTATGCTATTAGCCCAT